GTTTCATCGACGGAACGACAGTTTTTGGCTCCTTTCGATTCTCCAGGAGTTCGAGGTCCTGATTGGTGTAGGTATAGTCGAGCGATACGGGATATAGGTGATAGTCGTCTTTCATGTCATGCCCTTTTGAAGCCGCGCGCGATAAATGAGGCGGCAAAAGCGCGATAAATGGCGCTAGCGCACACCCCCGCTCGCGCCATTGACGTCAGGCGTAGACCTCCATCGCCATGATGCGGGGCGCCTCGTAGGTGACTGTACCGCCAGCCTGGTGCTTGACCCTGATTTGGATAGCGATGGCCTGGCCGGAGGGGACATTCAGCAGTTTGAAGCGTGTGGCGTGGCAGAGGCGGGAGGACAGGGCGCCGGGACGGCTGTAGATATCGAACCACTCATCGTGGACCAGCAGTTCCACCAGCTTGGTATCAATGCTGCCCACAAACTCCATGGACACCACCAGACCCACCAGCGTGCCCGCCGGCTGGCTGAGGGTGATCGTCTCATCCAGAATCAGCGTCACGGTATTGTGGGCGACCGAGATATCGGCGGCCTCGATGTTATGCACCGAGGCCAACCCCCCAGACAAGATCGTGCTGGACGGGATCTGGTTGTTGGCGGTGCTGGGGACGCCTTCGGTGGAGGACAGGGGCGACCATTGCGAGTAGCGCAGGTAGGAGTCCACATTGCGGACCCAGCCATACCACAGCGCCCCGCCCGCGGCCGCCTGCACGTGGGCCGCGGCATAATCCTGGAAGATCATCACGGCGTTGGCGCGGTTGTTGGTCTGCGAGACCCACAGTTCCGACTTCGCGTCCGAGGGGTTGGTGAGGTTGGTAAACCACGTCCAGCCGATCTGCTGATAATTCTGCGTGGCCGCCAGCCCGCTGGGCGCGGGAGGGCCATCGAACTCCGACGGATCGGGCACCGGGTCGGGCGGGTCCCAGACTTCCAGATCGGGCGGGCCGAAGATCTCCTCACCCAGGGCGAACACATCCTGCACCGCCACGATCGAGATCGCCCCGTCGACCAGCGTGCCGCCGGACACTTGCCCCACGCGCATGACCATCTCCTGGATGCCCAGCGCGTCCCAGGCAAAGCGGAACACATCGCCCGGGCCCAGGCCGCTGGCCAGACGGTTGCAACGGATGCTGACGGCCGCCAGCCCGGCCGACTTCGCCCGTAGGTCACGGGCCGCGATCTTCCCAGCCAGGGCGTCGTTGCGGATGCCCGGGTACTCCTTCGTCTCGCTCACCACCCGGCCCTGGATATGCACATTCGCCAGGTTCTGCACCGCGACCGACTTGGGCTTGTTGTTGATGCCCCGGTACTTCACCACCACCTCGTTGACCGTCTCGCCCCAGCCCGTGCGCTGGAAAGACTCCAGCTCCAGGATGTTCGAGTCGTTCAACTCCGGCAGGTTGGCCGTCACGTAATCATCGCGGATCAGCTTCAGCCAGAAGGTGCCGGTCACCGGGTCCAGGCGCAGCACCGCGTTGACATGGTCCATGACCATCTGGAGAAACTCCATCACGCTGGTCTGTTGCGACCAGATGAAGCCCAGCCCGGTCCCTTCCGCGTGCAGGGTCGCCGCCGCCGCGCGGAACTTCGCGTCGTCGATGATCGATGTCCCATAGCCCATGCCCCACTCGGCATTGGTCAGCACCTCATAGACGATATGCGCCGGGTTCGCCTCGTCCCCCACCATCGCCGTCTCCGGATACCAGAGATCCCAATTCCCCGTCCCCGCGTTCCAGACCCGGCCCGGCTTGCGCAGCACCCTGACCGCCCACGGCTTGATATAGCGCGTGGTCCCGACATAGAAGCCCTCGCCCGGCACATGCCCAGGCAGCGAGCCGTTCCCCTTCAGCACCAAGGACAGCACCCCGCGGAAGGCCACATCGGTATTCAGCACGTCCGTCCGGCTCAAATAAGGGGAAGCCCCCTGCGTCGGTCCGCCGAACCGCAGCTCCACATCCCCACTCACGCCGCCCTCGCCGTCGTCCCCGCCGAACAGCCCACCCTTGGTAATGGTGATGGTTGTGGTGCTGGTCTCGCTGCCCTCCCAGGCCACGCGATCACCGACCAGAATCTTCGACACCTTATCCACCGGCCCGGCGCACACCGCCAGATGCATGCCCATGAAATAGCGGTAGCCCACCACGATGCCCTGGTTTTTCCGCTCGGTCCAGGACAGTTGGCCGTACCAGACCACGTTCGGCCCGGCCACCAGCACATCGCCGAACACCACCGGGATGGGCCGGCCATCGTCGGCCGTGGGCGCGTTGATATCGTCGATGGACGAGGGCTTGGGCGGCGGAGGCGGCCCGGGCGCCAGCACCGCCGAGAGGATCGCCGAGATGACCGTAATAATAATTGACACGATCGCCGAGACCACCTCCGACCCCACATACTCCGGCAAACCGGCCGCCTGGTTGGCCGCGATCAACTCCAGCACGGTATGGGCTTCGGGTAACATCAGAACACCGCCGTAGTAAAAGGATTGACGTACGGGATCCACTTGAACCCGCCGAAATTCGCCTTGTTGCTGAACCGGTCGCGGCATTGATTCAGGGAATGATCGCAGCCCGGATACAGCGTCACCGTCGCCCCCGCCGCCAGGCCCCACAACGGCGCGATCAAGCGGACCACTCCGCCGCTATGTGTCTCCACCCCCACACGGCGGACATGGGTCCCGTCGTTCCAGGTCAGCAGCCCGCCCGTCCACCAGCCGTCAGTCCCGGCATGGCCGCCGGAGATCCCGACCGCCAGCCCGGCGACACTGTTCACCGTCACCGCCTCGGCGAAGCTGGCCGCGTTGACCCGGCAGGACGGTCCATACAGCACATGCGGACAGGAGCGGGAATACATCCGCCGCAGCCCGGTCTGGCGGATCGAGGTATAGATCGGCTCCGCCGCCAACGTGGCCTGATGCCCCGCCCACTCGCAATTCAACACCCGGCCCAGCCAGACGATGATCGCGTCGACCGGGTCCCCCCGGTGCCGGCGCCGGACCTTCAACAGCACCACCCCGGCCGGCGGCGCCATGCGGTACAGGTCCGCCACGTCATTGTCGCCAGACACCGTGATGCGCAAGGTAGCTTGATTGATCTCCGACGTCTCCTCGATCTCGCTCCGGGTCAGAGTTATCGCCGACCAGGTATAACCCCCCCAGTCTTGATCCGCGTCCGCCGAGGTATACCGCCAGACCCTATTCTCCAGGGTAAACTCATATAACTCGACGGGGGAACCACTATCGCGGCTGTGTTCAAAATCGGTATACATGGGGGGGAATTAGTGATTAGTGAATAGTGTTTAGTGGTTAGCGAAGAAGGGTTTTACTGATCACTAACCACTAGCCACTGACCACTTCCTCGAACCACCAATCGGGCGAGGACGGGCCGGCGTAGAGCACGCGGAAGCGCAGCTCCACCACCTGCAGCTCATCGCCCTGGGCGGTGCGCTTGAGGCGGATCGGGCCATCCGGCAGCACCAGCGTCTTCATCACCCGCAGGGTACGGGAGCGGCCCGCCACCGGGTTGCCCACATGGGTCAGCGCCACGATCGCGCCGGTCGCCAGATCGGCGCGCGGGTACAGTCGCACCTGGCCCGGCGTGGCCGTGTCCCGGTACGCCATCAAGCCCAGTCCCAGCGGCCCATCGCGGGCCTCCAGGCATTTGACCGTGATGACCGTCGCCGCCGACACCGGGATCACGTCCGCCAGCACCACCTGGGAGCCCACCCCCTGCCAGCGCTCCTCCACCTCCGGCGAGCGCTCGATCTCCGCCCCGTCGGTCTCGCCCAGGTAGTAATAATCCGGCCCGGGGTGCGGCGTGACATAGATTTTCCCGGCGGGTACGGTGAGGGAATTGGCGGTGGTTTCCATGGGCAGTGGCTAGTGAATAGTGGTTAGTGGTTAGTGGATAGCGGATAGCGAAGAAGGGTTTTTCTAACCACTAGCCACTCGCCACTAGCCACTCTCAAGGCTCATCCGGCAGCGTCAACGCGCCCAGCGTCACCCGGCAGACGGTGGGGGTGATCCAGCGCCATTCGATCTCGTCGATATCCAGTCGGCACAGCGCCAGGTTGCCGGTTGCCCTCCGGGGCCGGCAAATAACAGGGTTTCAGCCGGCCCGAGCGCCGCCAGACGAAGGTCCGCAGGCGCGCCACGTCGGCCCCGGCCACCAGGTATTCCATAGTCCAGCGGCGGCGGGCGAAGGGCGCCCGGCTAGTCACCCGGATCGGCCCGGTTTGCGCGTCGAAAATGTCGATGAACACCCGCCACGAATCCGGCAGCGGCGCGGCCCAGTCCGGATGCGGGGTATGGAAGGCATCCTTCCCATTGACCTGATCCACCGCGCCGGAGGGCGGCGGCAACAGATCGATCAACCGGGTTTTGACCGCGACCCGCGCCAATTGGGGGGTCCGCCACTTCACCGCGATCGGCTCCAGGAAGCGCGCGTTGTACAGCGTGCCGCCGCCGCCCGGCCAGTACGGCACGCGGAACAAGTACCGCTGCCAGGCGTTCAGCCAGGCCGGCAGCGCGGCCGCGTCCGCCCCCGCACAGAAGGCCTCGTATTCCAGTTCGACACGCGGGAACAGCCGCAATTGCCGGCGCTGCTCGGTCGCGTCCCAGGCCACCAGCACATCGGTCAGGTACTGCCAGCGCTCCACCATCCCGGCCTGCCAGTCCGGCGGGAAAAGGAAATCATCAGCCACGGCTCACCAACTTCTGCAACGCGCCCGAATTGCGGGACAGCACGTTCATCACCAGCTTTTCGCCGCCCCTGGTGCTCAGGAACTGCCCCAGCAAGGACGGGTCCAGCACGTTGACCACGTTCACGGTGGACTCCATCGAGGCCGCCGGCGCGGGTCTGGCCTGACCACCCCGCCCCGTGCCCTGAGCGGAGTCGAAGGGCAGGTTGTCGCGATGCCGCGGATCGTTCGCCGTCAGCACCTCCTCGCGCTGGCCCTTGGGCCCGCCCATCAGCACCGCCGGCACCTCGTTCGGCTTCAGTCCAGCGAGGCCGCCCGCGTGATAGCGCGGCGCCCCGGCGAAGGCCAGCGCCGGCAGCGCTCGCGTCACGCCGCCCGCGCCCACCAGGCCGCCGGTGTGGAAAAGGGAGCCAAAAAAATCCCCGATGGCATACAGCCCGGATGATGCACCCGAGGCCGCACCAGAAGCCGCGCCGCCCCCAGAACCG